TCTCAAAAAATGCTTCAGGGGCATATTTCTGGACATCTTGAGCCATGATACCACATGAGATATCTTCAATCTTGTCATCATATTCCTTACGATAAGAGTAGGTTTTTAGTTTCTCAATGACATCGAGCGCTGATACCTGACTGTCTTGGATATTAGTCTTGTATCTACGGTCTGAAATATCCTTGTTCAAAGAAACCCAAGCATAGCCTCCTGATTGTCTATATAGATAGGCATATCCAGCATTTTCTTGTATTCTCGTAAACGTATCAGAGTGCAGATAGTATCCAACTTTATTTTTTTCTCTGTCAATGAAATAAAAAATATTACCAGTGACTTCAAGATTACCGTGGACTCGAGGGACATTCCAGAATTGCGCTTTGTTGTAACAATGCATCTCGCCATCGCTATTTACGAACCAGGCATAATTACCTGGTTTATCCCAGTTGTTCCCCCAGTTTACCCATAAAGCTGTTTGTTTAACTCTCCAACCACCGTCGGACATACCGACACGGAAGCTATTACTTCCTGTTATCCAGAATGTTGTCGGGTCTTTATCGTGCGTACCAAATTGGAATCCACCGATTTTACCCTTGTAACCTTCAAGCAAGGTTGCCGAGACTACTACTGAGCGTAGTTTGTTGATGAATGCTGTTTTAGCTGCCAAAGTATCCGTAAATACATCACTAGCTACAAGCTTCTTCGCTAGAGCAGTATCAAATATCAATTTGTCTGCAGCAATCGAGTTTGAGCGAATGATATCGGTGTTCAAAGTTCCTATTCTAGCATCGCCCACAAATAAACGTTTGAAATAACCGTCAATCGCAGTGATTTCATCTAGAAGCGTCCTACCTTTGAGACGGATTTTAGCAGCTTCAATCAGAATGTTATTGCTATTCAGGTTGATTTGAGAAGAAATCGCACCAGGTCCCGTAAGGGTTTGGATAGCGTAGGAATCATGCAACTGTGACACCTGAGTTTGTGTGACAACATCCTGTGTGGATGTGTTGTCGCTGAACTTTTTAGGAGGTTTGTCACCTCTAATAAGCGATACCTGTCCAATAGCGACTTGTCCGTTCTTCATTAACCAAATTTCGAGAGGGAATTCTCTTGTTTTAGTCGATGATTTCTGGACCGTCATCGTACCTGTAATGATTTGAATTCCAGTTTTAGTGAGCGTTACTTTATCAGATGCAAGTCCACCGTCAGAAGCCCATAGCTCAATACCTAGAGGGGCATCTGGTAAGACATCCACCCATACTTCCATGCGATAGCTGAGTTTTTCACCTTTAGTAAAGGTTGAAGTGTTAAGTGGCAATGCGAAACCGTGGTAGACTGCTTGGTTTTTGCCAGTATTCGTAATCCGTAGTAACTTAGTGCCAGCTTGAACTTCGATAACATTAGCATCTGCTTGCTTTTTAATCCACTTACTAAAATTCGTTGGATCATATACCAGGTTAAAGTCATCCAAGAAATTAGATACACGACTAACCAGACCGTCAGCGGTCTGAATGACTTGTGAAATAGAGTCATTCTGTCTCTGAATGGTCTGTGTGTGACTCTTAACCGTATCGACTACATCGTTAAAATCAGCGACACTCACGATTTCAGAAGTATTAACATCGTAGTCTGTCATTCTGTCAGAATGCTCAAGCTTCATCCCACAGATTTCAAGACTACCATTACCATTTTGACCAAATTGGATTCTGTTATTTACTGCATCTGCTGTGAATGTGAATTGATATCGTACCCAATCTGTATTCGTGATAGGTTTGATAAGAATTCGGTTAAGGTCATTAGTCGTCCACGAACGCATCAAGAGATTGGCGCTTTGTTTTGAACTACTACTAGATACTCTGGCCCAGCATGACATTGTGTATTTCTCGCCAACAGTTAAATAAATATCTTGACCTATGTCTTTGTTTCCACCATTCGTATTTTCTATAACACGAATTCCTTTTTTAATTGCAGAGTTCGGAGCATCTGTTAGTGCAATTACATCCGTTCTACCATTACCACCAGAGCCATTCAATACCCAAGTTCCTTCCAAACCATTTCCAGAAGGGATGATAGACGAATTCTGCAAGAGATTGTCGTTTCTAATAACATCTCTCAGTTTGGTTTCAATCCGTGAGACTGTTCTTTGAAATCCGTCAACAGAGTTCTTGACTGTGTTCTGGACTTGGGTTGCAGTTTGAAAACCTCTGTCATTGGCCAATCTGTCAAAATCAGTACGAGATAATTTCTCGATAATCTGGTCAGCTTGAATATCGATTCTGTTTTCAGCAATCCTCAACCGTTCTGTTAACGGGTCAACTTCTTGCTTGGTCACAAGTGTTCTGATTCTGTCTGTTATCTGCTCGATTTTAGCAAAGTTGGAATCAGACAAGCCTTTAGAAGTATTAGCAGACTCAAGAGCGCTTCTAGCTTCTTCCAAAGCTTCTTCAGCGGTTCGAGTAACTGTTGAACCGATAGCTCGAATCTCTTCAATTTTGGTTCGTTGGTCTTCGAGTTTCTCGTTCATGCTGCTATCGAAACCTGAAAAACGATTGTCGATTTCATCGGATAGAGCACGCTTGTTTTCTTCTGCTTTGGCTTTGGCGAGTTCTATTTGGTCATTGAAATCTTGTTTGATTTGGTCAACCTTAGCATCGAACCCTCTGTCAGCTTCTTCAATTTGGTTTTGAAGTTGTTGTTCAAACTCGCTGAATTGTTCAATCTTCTTCGTGATTGTCCCAGCGTATGAATATTGCGCATCATTACCAGCTTTACTGTCGGCGCTGATTCGGCTACGGAGTCCACCTTTGAAACTGAAAGATTGACTCAAAACAGGGGATTTAAACGTCTCTCCCTTGTTAGTCTTAATTGTGACCCATTGACCAACGTCGAGAAGAAGATGGCCTTGAAAATTCAAGTTGAATGGATAATACCTGATGTCCTTAATTTTGTGATAAAGGTTATCTAAAATCGATTGAGTCATGAACGGATTTTCGATTTCAAGCGAGCGACCTGTGCGAGTTCCGACAGTCAATCCCTCTTTATCCTTCTTACAAGTGATACCCGCAATCTGGTATTCAACTTCACTCCTGGTCAATCCGTGCATGAAGTAGCTATCAGCAGTAATCACGATACCTGAGTCAGTTAACTCTTTGATTTCAAGTTTTCCTTCTCGGTTGAAAAAACAAGACATTCCGAGCATTTGAGTAGCTAGACTCAATACATCTCTGAATGTCATTTTCTTTTCTTTAGGTTTCGTTTCAATCGCATAGTTCATGGATGCAATATCCATGTTTTCATTTGCCAGTTCTACACCAGTCTTTAGGCAGATTTCTTTGACGACTTGTCTGATTTCTGCTGGAAAGGTCAAGTCTGTGACATACTCACGGTTTAACTTGAACATCCCGTCCATGAGGTCAAGCTTGGTCGTGTTACGGTTTCGGTCAATCTCAATATCATTGATGAAGTATTCACCCATCTTCACCCATTCATAGGTTCCATCGACCAAAAGACCGATTTCAGGGTAAATCTTATCAAGCTTATTGAATGTCGTGATAATGCTTGTAAAAGTAATCTTACCGCTACCTGCACACGTTCCACCAGGCTTGTAAGTATCACCTTTGATATAACCATACTCGAAACTAGCCTCTTTGATGTCGCTCGATTGGTAGGTTCCGACTCTGATAGCAAGAGTACGGTTTTTAGCAAACATAGCTTCATCGAATTTCTGTCGTCTGAATATATCCATGTTCTACCTACCTTTCTATCAGATTGAACTTAGCGCCCGACCAGGGCTTGAAATGTTCAGCAAACGAATAGCTTGGAGCCGTTCTGTCTCCAACGTAAAACGTTTTTGTTGTTTGGCCATTTATTGGATCGGGATAAGACACCTCGAAGAATTCAGGAGCTACAGCATTTAAAATCTGACTCATTTCACCTTGAGTCAGCATGCCCCACTCACAATTTAACTTCCTCTTGGTCGTGATACGGTCACGCACCATGTCTCCATTAGCATTACGCCCTGTTTCTCCGTCGATGTCTTGAATGTCTACTTGAAAAGATTTGGGAGGCTTAACAGCCACCCCGTTAATGATTAAACGTGCCATTTTACCTCCCTTTAAATGTTAAGCAAGACTTGTCCTGCACGTTCTTGTTCTTTGTTGATTTCTTGAATGGCTACACGTCCGAATTCGTGCCCACCAATTTGAATGACGATGTCACCACTTCCACTGAAGCCACTTGATTGTGTCAAGTTACCGCCTAGAGCATTGACTACAGCACCACCTACGACGCGTCCCATAGTATGTAAGAAGCCTGTGTTTTCAAGAGGCATGACAACCTCTTTACCAGCTTCACCAATCATGGCTACAGTAGGACTGTCAACGATACCACCACGAGCCAAACGAGGAAGGCTGACATAGCCAATACTTCCTAGAGATACTCCAGGGATTTTGTTGATCATGCCGATGACACCGTTAATCATACCAACGAAGCCATTGACAACATTCTCAATAGTACCTAGAACAGCGTTAACTGCGCTTCTGAAAGCACCACCTACTGCACTACCGACCATTTGACCTGCATTGACAAAGATACTCTTAACAGTTGCCCACACTCCACTGAAGAAACCTCCAATGTTGCTGAATGCGTTAACTACTGCGTTATAAGCACTTGTGAAGATAGTTCCGAACCAAGTGGCTACGTTAGCAAGTGCATTCGTGACATCGTTCCATCTTTCGCCGAACCAAGTACCGATATTAGAAAAGATTCCAGTAAGCCCATTCCAAGCCTTCTGGAACATATCTGTGAACCAGGTACCGACGTTTGAAAGAGCAGTAGTCACTTCTGACCACCTATCGCTGAACCATGTTCCCAAGTCCGTGAAGATGGCTACAATTCCATCCCATGCAGCTTGAAATACAGTAGTGAATAATTCTACGATTGAAGAGTTGACTATCGCATCAATAATGATTTGGAACACTGCTTTAACTAAATCCCACAACGCACTTAACGTGGCAATGGTGATGTCAATGATACCCTGAAAGACGTTCGCTAGAAAATCTTTAAGTGCATCGGTAACTTTATTCAAGCCTTCTTGAACCTTGCCAAGATCTCCTGAGAACACCCCTTCAATAACATCAATGATTCCACTTAGATAATCGGCAATATCACCAATAATCTTAGAAATCATGTCATAAGTAGCGATGAATATTTGAGCTAATAAGTTGAATACTGGCCCCAAAAGTTTGAAGAATGTCTTGACTAAGAATTCAATGACCGGATATAAATCCCTGCTCAATGTTTGAGCCAATTCAAAGAATTTAGCGATTAGCTCGACCACTTTCTCGACGGTCTTTCCAACATTGCTATTGATCACTTCTGAGAATTGCTTACCGAATTCATCGATGACTGGTTGAATGTGTTCATCCCAGCCTTTAACAAATACGTCAATGAACTTAGATAGGTCTTCGCCTGCTGTTTTAATTAGTGGCCTTATGTGATTTTCATAGAATACGCTAACCGTATCTATAATCTTGTTGATAGCTTGTTCTGCGCTCTCGAATATTGGAGCTACTGACTGGAATAGATTCTGTAAAGAGTTAGACAAACCTGGCGCATTATCCACAATAGCACGTTCAAGAGCTTGCATTAAGTCGCTACCCAGCTTCATGGAAATCTCTGTAACACTAGAACCGATTGCTAGAAACATAGAAACTAGAGAACTTCCAATTCTTACGGAGCCTGTTGAAGTAATCGCATCGTAGAATGCACTAGATAGCGCCTGAGCGATGTTTCCGATTGCTTCGTATATTTCACCGATACTATCGAATGAAGCCACTAAGGCTCTAATTATGTGCCTTTTTTGACGTCCTAGACCGTTAGCGATACTTTCAGCAAGAAATACACCAATACCAACACCAACAGTGGCAATTGAACCTGCAATCTGTCCGAGTGCGTAAGCAATCTTCTTGGTCATCCTGTCATAGGCTTCTACAACTCTTTTGTCCGTGGCAATTTCTGCTAGCGTTTTGCCGATTTCTCCTAAAGCAATCTTGATACGCTCCAAGCCGTCAGACCTGAATGCAGCGTTAAACCCTTTACCAAACAGGTCGAATAAACCTTTTAGTTTGTCTCCGAGACCGTCAAAGATGCTCTTGAATTGGTTATCCATGTCGGTCAAGGCTATTTCTGGCAAGATATCTTTGAAAGGTGCGCCACCGCCACCCTTTCCTTTCTTACCTTTGCCTCCACCGCCTCCGCCTTTGCCTTTTCCAGCACCGTCATCATCACCAGAATCGTCTTTCTTACCTAATAGGTTGATTTCATCAAACCCCATTAGACCAAGCAATTCTTTGACAGCTTTCTTTGCTGATTTGGCTGTGTCGTCGAGGTTATCGGCCATACCACCTGAAGCATCATCTGCGTCACCCATGGCATCTGCAAGGTCGCCTGCGCCACCTGCTGCATCTTGTAGTGAACCATTCATGTCATTGACTGCTCCAGCTACACCGCCGTCTTTTACAGTAGCTTTCTTGTTGAACATTAGAGCGATAAACTCGGCTAGTTTAGCAGTCACATTCTTCAATACCATAGCGAATGAATTCAAGACCGGCATGATAGCATTGATAATCGGCAAGAATGCGTTACCTACGTTCAAGGCAGCATCTTTTAGTAATGATTTAAACAAGCTGATTCGTCCGTTGACTGACTGAGACAAGGTTGTACCATATTTAGCAGTCGCTTGTTCCAAGATAGCCATCAAACGGATTTGTTGCTGAGTTTGGTAATCGAGTTGGTCCCAGCTTTGGCCATTTGCAAAACGTTTGAACGCTTCAGTAGATTGAATCATCGCCACATTGACGTTGATTCCTAAATCTTCAATTGCTTCGGTGTTCCCGAGCAAACCTGAACGAATACGCTCCATAACGTCCGTAATACTACGGCCTGAACCTTCAGCTACAACTGCAGATGTCTGAAGCATCTTAGCAGTATAGGCGCTAAGCTTGTCTGAGTCTTTGATAAAGCCAGAAAATAAGTTTGAATATACCGCCCCATATTTTGTCGCTTCACCAGTACTCATGTTCATAGCACTCGCATTGTCGTTAACCCATTTTAAGAATGTCTGTGAGCTCTCGCCCATTTGACGCTTAATCTGGTTGACTGCTGCTGTAACTTCAAGAGCCATTTGAGTCGAATACATACCGACATCAAGCATCTTTTTACCAAGATATGCCAATCCAGCGAATTTAGCTAATTTAGCAAAAGTACCCAACATGGAGCCAGACTGCGCCTTGATTTGGTTTGTAGACTGTTGTACCTTTCCAGATGCATTTTTGACTGTGTTCTCGACTTCTTTCATCTTGCTCTTGAAAGGTGCGATTTCAGCATCAATCATTACCTTAAGCTCGTCAAGAGTAACTCCCATCTATTCTCCTTTCATCTTCATTTTTCGATTATGACTCTCAGCGAATGCTCGCATACGTTCCTTATGCATCCTCATTTCTTGTTCTTGCCTTGCCTTCTCAACTTGAGCCCTTTCATCCTTGAATAATTCAGGGGCGTAGTCCCAAACATCAAGCGGTTTGGCATCTTTCGAGAGTAGCAATGAAACATTATTAGCAATCATTTGTGAAAGTCTGTAAGATTCAACAATTTTTTCTTTTTGTTTTTGAATAGTGACACGGTTGTGGCTTTCAATCATGTCCCTAATCTCAAGTATGGTTAAATCCCAAAAATCGAGAGGCCTCCCCCCGATATCTAAGAACATCGGGTATAGCCTCTCAACCATTTCTTTTACTGAATTTACAGTAGTCTCTTCTAGTCGACTACTTCCATTTTGGTTTTGGTTTTCTTGGGAGCTTTCTTCTTGCTTTTCTCCTCCCGTGGCATAAAACCCGATACTTGAAGCATCGGCAAGACAACATCTGCCATAAACGCTGCCTGGTCACCGCCATTGTCCACGTAAGAATCATATAGATCAGATACATCTTCGAATGAAATGCCATGTTCGTATTTCTGAAGAGCTCCGTGAGTCAAGAGCAACATCACCTTCAAAGGTGGCAATGCAAAAGACTCGCCCTCAGCAGGCATGAACACCTTAAGCAAGTTCACTCCGATTTTTTCTTCGACTTTCGTCGCTTGCAAGGATGTGAGGCGGAGCTTCAACTCCTTGTCCTCACTGACCTGCCAAACTGCGTATGGTAGAGTAGTCATCTATTAGCCTCCGATTCCGTCTGTGAACTCAAGTTCAGATTGCAATGCGATTTTAAGAGTAAACTCAATAACAGAGTTCACACCACCACCGCCAAGTTTGACAGATACTTGACCTTCAAATTGGACCTTAGTTTGGTCTGGGTATTTTTGTTCAAAGAAGAGTTTCTCCTTATTGTCTGCTGCTTTACGCAAAACACGATAAGGAGCATTTTCTCCATCGTTTTTGTAAGAGAATTTGTATTCTAATTCTCCAGCGTCACCAATACCGAACTCATATTTTTTAACCTTGTCTTCAAGAGTGGTATTTTCAACCTTTTCAGGTTCAATACCGAATTCGGGTACTTCTTTAAGACCTGCAAGTTTGGTATAAGTTCCTTTAGCTGTTCCGTAAGAAAGCGTAATTCCATTTGCTAACATTTATTAATTCTCCATTCTGTATTGATAAACCAATTGTGAATCTAGGTCGACAATGCCTTCAAACCGCATCAACTTATGACGTAAGTGCGATGGATCCGGAACATCTTGACAGTCAGTTCTTCGTAATCCTAACGATGCAAAAATCTTGTCGATTTCAACTGCTAGACTACTTGTGCTATCTTTGTCGAATATATCAACCTTGTAGCGGATATTCGACTTGCGTTCTTTTTCGTCATACCATTCACCTGGTTTGTTTTGTTCTTCTAAAAAAATGACGACTGGGAAGTTCTCCCAATCGTCTGGATAAGTATCGGTCACATTGTCTGCGACCTTTTGCAATTCTTTGTAAATTACGGGTTTAATATTAATCATTATATCTGCTCCTTCAGCTTTCTACTAACGTAGTTAGAGATGTTGTTTGATACACGTTCCTGGTTATCCTTCAAGGCAGGATACAAGTAAGGTTGTGCCGGCTGGCCATACATTTTGTAGAACTCGCCCATCTTTTGAAAATGGTAAGGTCCTACGTTGATTTGGTCTTCGTGCACGTACCACGGACTTGAGCGATAAGACACGCTCACATCTGGAGAGATGCCAGAATGACTAGCCTGTCCTTTCGGACCCGTTCCAAGTTCGACATAAGCGCCATGGTCTGAGTTTGTGAAGACTTCTCCAATTGCTCGGTCACCTTCCATCTTAACCCTTACTTTAATACTATTTCTCAATTCGCCCTCATTTGCTGGCGCTCTGAGTTTAGCTTCTGCTTGGACTACGTTTTTACACGCATTTAAGACCGCACGTCTGACGATATCATCGCCTACTTGTTTGCTTGCCAGTTTCCGACATTTAGCAATTAAGCTATCTGCTCCGATTAATTCTGACACGTTCTAACTCCAATACTTGATGTTGGCTATACACTTTCTTTGAAATAACCCGATGCGTGACTTCTGTCTCGCTCTCGATACAAACACCATCTTTTACATTGATATCTGCATCCTTGCTCGCATTCGCATTCAGGATATCGTTCAAGCGTTCGCCATAAATCTCAGATTGTAACTTGCTACTAGCTGGCCACAATTCCAAGCGTACCCCTTTAACATCGTCCGTGTATCCTTCTTTAGCAATTCCCTCATCTGTCACGGTCTTCTTAAACCGTTTCATAGGATATAGCTTCAGTCTACTCTTTTTCAAAAACATGACCTGCCACCCTTGCTAATCGATGCATCCGAATACGCTGTAGAACGCCCGTAGACAGTCCGTTTTCTCCGTAGGTAACAGAGATACCACCTTCACTTCTAGATTGCTCTCCTTCACTTCCTGAGCGATTGTAGAGCTCGATTACAAGTTCAGGGATAAGTCTTTCAAGTGCGGGTGTTAGATTGTCCCGATTGGTTTCTGATAAAATGATATTCTCTGCCCGTAAAATTAAAAACGAGAGGACCGCTTCGTCACTCTCGCCCGTCAACAATTTAAGTTTTCCAAGTTCCATAAGACCTCCTAATCTAAAGGAGTCGTCTCGTCTCCTCGTGCTTCGGTTTCTTCTTCGTCAATGACTTCAACCACATCTGCAATATTGACCGAGAACCCTTCTTCAAGATTGTGAGACAGTTCGTCAAAGCGTTCTTCTGTCATCTCAAAGATATCATTCTCTTGTCGAACCACATTTGCTTGCCAATCATTGAACGCTTGCTTGACTCTGACTTTCATAGGTCAGGCCTCGTTATTTAACCTTCCAGTTAGCTGAGTCAGAATCTGGTTTGTTGGTTGATCCAGTGATTTCTTTGATAGCAACATAGACTTTATCTTCATGAGTCACTGTGTCGCCTTTTTTGTAATCTGAACCAGACTTCCACGCTTTTGCACGGTTCACTGTTTTACCTTGAGCTGACTCTTTAGCAGCAGGTTTAGCATTTGCAATTGTGATGATGTATTTTTGGAAATGTTCAAGAACATAAGCTCCAGTGTAAAGCAATTGCTCTACCAATTCACCAAATCGACCAGGCACGTTGTCGTTGTACTTAGTGTTGTCAATCTGAATTGGAGATGTCACAACACCAGGTGCTGCTGCAAGGGCGTGTACATTTGGCAAGAATTTAGAAGGTACTTTGTAGACTGTGTAGTCATCCAACTCACCAACGTATCCTTTACCAAGGACTTTTTTATCAGCATCACCTTGTGGCAAGCGTACGATTTCAGATTTGATAGCCTTGTAGAAGCTTGGAGTAACAAAGAGCAAACGTTCTTTAGTGATTCCAAGCTCATCCAATTTTTCAGAAACGTCAAGAACTGCATTGTAAGCGTTGTTTGCGCCTGTTGTGTTACCCATAACAACATTTTCGCTTACATTACCAAGTGCTGCATCAAAACGAAGTTTGTCAAGGTATGGAGCTACAACTTCAGCAGCTTGACGAGCGATTACATATTCGATATTTACTTGACCGTTTGAGTCACGTTCGTCCAACTTGTCAACGAAACGGCCCCAGTATTTTTCTTCATCAAGGGTGTAGACCTTTTCTTCAGTTTCAACGTAATCAAATTCGTTTTCTTGGTTACGTTTGTAGTCTTTAAGACCAGTTGTGTTTCCTGTTGCAACAGTGAATGAGCGACCGTCAAGAGTTACTGCTTCACTTGGTGTCAAGAGCGGTGTTGCGTATGAATTTACTGCAAGCACATCTTCAATAATTCCAAGATGACGCTTGCGTGATTCTGCTGTGTTAATTGATTCAAATGCCATTTATATTTACCTCATTTTTTTATTTTTAGTGCAAAAAGTCTTTTTTCCATTTTTCTACAACTTCTTGCTGATTAGTTGGCGCAGTCTTAATAGGTGCGCTACCCTTCATGCGGTCAGACACGCCTTTCTGGACTGCATCCTCCCACGTTTTTTGAATGCTTGCAACTGATTCAGTTACAGCTTCAGCGTTTGACAAATCAACCACGGACACTAATTCAACTGGTAAGCCACGTTCGCTTAGCATTGCCTTAGCTTCTGCGGTCAATTCCTTACGAGCAATCGCTTGTTCACGATTAGCTAGTTCTTGCTCTAATTGTTTTAGCTGATAGTCTTTCTTCTCGTCAGCGTTCATCTTAGCAAGTTTCTTAGCTTCGTTTTCCTTGGCTTCCTGCTCTGATTTCCACTTAGCAAATTTCTTGTCGATGATGGCATCGACTTCTGCATCTGTGTACTTCTTCTCGTCTTGCGGTTGTTTCTCGATAGTAGGTTCTGCAGGTACCTCTTGTACTTCAACCGTTTCGACTGTTTGTGTTTCTTCGTTCATTACGAACCTCCTATTTTTAAAGTCGTCCCCGACTATATAATTCCATGGCTTTTTATGTCGTCAATGCTCGGACAATACAAAAACCGCATCGATTCTGATACGGTTAAACAACGATATACAATAGCAGTCTATTCCTGCCAGTCAAGATGTTGGATCACCTACTTTCTTTTTTTAAGCTCTTTGTTTAAATTTTTCATAAACAAAAAGATGAAAGATACCAGCAATAAGAATACCAACCAACCAAAGGCGATTGATACCCATTCCCAAATGAACATAAGCTCCTCCTTTCTGAGCACGAAAAAAGCACTTAGATTTCTCTAGGTGCTTAATTGTTATAAATTAGCAATCGTATCCTGGATACTTTGCCATAATTCTTCATCGCTTACCCCTGCGTATTTTTTTTCTATTTCCTCAATAGGAGAAATAGTAATCTCATCGGGTTGAGAAAGCCAAAACTTCTCTTCTTCCTTTGTCAAAGTATAAGGCATAACTAATCAATCCTTTCAAAAGTAAAGTCGTACTTTTCAGCAAACAATGTCAATGTTTTTTCCTGTGCTTTTACTTCAGTATAACCTAATTTAATCATTTTTTCAATCAAATTCTCATATTCTTGATTAGCTTTTTTATGTATCCGTTTATTAGGTTTTGAATACCAATATACACTTCCGTCATGACCTACCGTCAATCCATATTTGACAGTATTATTTTTACTTCGTTGTTGCAATGAAGCAAGGTCACTAAGTGATGGTGGATACCCTGACGGATGGTTATGAATTGAAACAAGACTTTGTTCTGGACTCTCTTTAAAAGCCTTTCTGACCTGTTCGTTATAAACTACACCCTTTCTCTTTCGAGCCTTGTTAGACAATGCAACAACCCTCCCAGACTCCGCATCAAGCAAATAGTAGTCTTCGTACGGTGTTCCATTTCTATGTTGTAGCATTTGTCTCGAAACTCTAGCGATAGAGTCAGAAAGATGTGAAGTTTTTGGATGTTTTTCCAGTTTATTAAGGAATTCATCACTTCGGACATAATCTAGGTTTGCTCCGAATTCCCCTCCACTTAGCTCACGTTCTCGTGGTTTCTCAACGTATTTGTCATACCACTCTTTATAGCTCATATCAGCAGGCACGTACTCAACTTTACCAGTCTTAGGATTTCTAGCCCTACGTTCTAGTTTGCTGTAATCGATATCGTCATCGTGTGCGATAGTCGTAGACCTACACCACGGATGTAGTGGTGGATAGTTTACACCAGGAATAGCCTTGTCTGTGTCGTAGACCTTGTTGTCATGTTCTTGACAAATCTCAGACGTCCGCCTGTCCAATACTGCCACAAATTTGTACTTAGTGATTTCAGCATCTTCATAGCTGAGCAATTCCATCTGATTATGAAAGAACGCTGACTCTGTACGAACTAAACGCCTAGCTTTATTCTGCCCAACTTCAAAACGTTCTGCGATTGCTTGAGATGTATCTCTTACACTTCGACCAGTCATGAGACTTACCAGGAGCTCGTCCTTTACGCTTGAAGCGAGCGCCCCAGTATTTGACCATATTCTGTCCGAATAGGCTTCTCCTGTCCATTTTAGCCCCCTCAGGCGCTTGATTTCTGTTTCAGGTAAGTCAGAGAAGCTATAAGCGAGTCCTGTCTGTTGCTGCAAGTCAAAGGTAGCCTTATAGTAGCTATCTTTCATCAAGTCGCTGTAAAAGGCATCTGAGCCCTTCTTCTCGGAATGATAGATAGACTCACGCATACGGTCTAAATCGTCGCTCAAACGTTCTAAATGTTTTATGCGATAAGCGTAAGCTGGACTGTCTAAGTCAGCAAGTAGCCGTTGGATGTTCGGGTCGTTCGGTCGAGCTTCAAGAACCTTCCGAAGTTCGTTCAGGTCCTTTTGGTCTTTCATGCTCTTTAAAACATGACGAGCATCACGCTCACTCAAACCATAATCACGCTGAAACTTATCAAAGACCTTGTTGATTTGCTTGTCTAGATAGGCTTTTGATTGCCTATAGATATCGTCAAACTTGTCCGCTTGCTTCTCAGCCTTATCCATCTGCTCATAGATGAGATTAGCCTTCCTCTTCGCCCAGTACTCCTCGTTCTTCATCTGTCACCTCTTCGTCTGGCTTCGTGTTGGCCTGATTAAAGAATGGCACACGTTCCATGTTATTCTCTTTTTCTTCTTCGAGTTCTTCCAACTCAGCGTCAGGGTCTTCAACGAATGGCAAGAGAGAAATAAGCTGACGAAGTGAAACTTTACCTTCAAGGTTATTGATAACCTGTGACAACTCAAGCAAGTTCTTAGGCAATCCACGGCTAAATTGTGGCACGATTGAATGAGCCTCAAGAGCAATCTGCTGCATGCCCAAGTAATGAGCGAAGATAGCAATACGTTGACGAATACCACGCTTGTAGTTCGCTTCCTTGGTCTTAGTAATCATCTCAAGACCTAGTAGCTTGAATTCCATAGCTACGCCAGAACTATTCCCTGCGAAGTTCTCATCTGTTAGATTCGGTACGTGACTGAATGTGTAGATATCTTCTTTCAACGATTTACGCAAGATTTCAGTAGCGTTCTCGTCCAGGGCGTTCTTTAAGAAATCAGCCTTGGCGTCTGTTGGTAATTCCAAAAGCCCTTCTTCAGCAAGGATGCTCATTGCCACTCTTGCATCTTCTAGATTGTCAGCCAACTGCGCACCATACAATACAAGAATAGACTCGACTGCTTGCTCCTTGTCATTGACACGATTACCCATCAACGAATTGTAAGCATCAATCAAGCTGATTTGTTGTTCATAATCGCCAATCGCAAAATGATTATTACGATACTCGATAATTGGAACCTGTCCAAGATTATGAGGTTCTACTTGTTCGTTCTGTGTAGTTCCTGTACTTGAATCACGCAGCACAATGTGATAGTGAAGATTCTGCGTGAAAACTTCCGCTTGATACTTAGTAGCATCCTTAGAATCGTCCTTAATCTCGTAATAGTACACTGCGAAAAGAACTCTGCGTTCAATACTATCATCGTAAACCAAGAACACATTCTCAGGATCTATACTGGTTGAATCAAGTTCGGTCAACCCTTCCTTCGCATAGATGTATTCATAAGCACGGCCATATATAGACATGTTCAAAGCATTCTGCGTGTCTACCTGGTCAATCTCGGCACCATCAAACGCTACAAGCAAGGATTCGATATCACCTTCAGCAGTATTGTTATACTTGATTGCATTGCCCATGAAGTAACCCGTAGCAGCGTCAGCAATATCCTTGGCGTGATTAGCTACTGTCTTGAAGTTCGGGGCGTTCTTGTTCCGTCTTTCATGTTTCAAGATAGCATGATCACCCATGTAGTAGTTTTTTAGCTTCTTCAATCGTTCGCGTTCTTGTGTGTGTTTCTGAATCAGCTTGTAAATCAATTCCTTGTTCAAAGCCGTTTCATCGTATCCCTCTCTCGGATAAGTTAAAATCTGATACATTTAATTCCTTTCTATAAGCCAAAATCTGACCGTCTGCGAACGGTTGCTTTAACACCTTCAATACATTGAAGACTATATCGCAGCGCGTCCATCAAGTGGTTATTCTTATCTTCTGGCTTGTTTAACCAATTGCCTTCTTTATCACGTTGATAACAATAGCTATAAAATTCGTCCATGATATGTTCACAACTCGGATGCACATAAATAGCGTATCCTTGTAGCTTGGACACGCCTGCCATGATACTATCCTTTCCTTTCCTACTCTCTTTAATTCGAGATATGCCATGCTCTGACCTAAGTTCTTCAATCAATCGAGACTCTGCGCTATCTGCGATGATTGTCGAGCGATGATAACCTTTATCCTTTATCATCTTAGCGACCTCTTTGGTTATCAAACCAACTCGGTATGCTTCGTCAAAAATATGTATCTCTTTTGTATTGTCGTTTATCAATGAACAACATAAAGCTGTTGGATCGTGAGTAAAACCAAAGTCAAGACCGATACATAGTTTGTTATCAGGGTTTCGCAACAACTCATCTTTATCAAATTCCTTGACAGTCACATTGTTGTAAATTAAACCTTCAGCAACCCCCCATTCGCCATCACAAACAATTCTTGCACGCCTTGGATTCGTATGATACAAATCTTCATAACGCTTGATATCGACTTCATCCAGCCACTCGTTACATCGATAGGTAGTCGTCATCGATAGCGTATCAGCTCGTTTAGTTTCTTCGTCAAAGAAGACACGTTTGAGCCAGTGCCTCTCGTTCCACGGGTTGAATGTGACCGTTATTTGTTTAAAGAAATCAGGGACGTCTAAGCTACCACGAATAGACTCGACAACCGTACTGAACTTATCTTCAGTCTCAATCTGATATGCTTCCTCGAACCAAGCCCAACACAAGATACCTACATCCACCGTGATAGATGTGATTTTAAGTTCATCATCCAAACCACGGAATAGAATCTTCTGTCCTGTTTCTCTCACTGTGATTTCAGGCAAGGACTCATTGAATTTGAATTTATGAGCGACCTTTAGTTGGTTAGCTGCCCACTTGAAATCTGTGTAAGTAGATTGCTTGTTCGTATTCGAATACCTACGAATGACAAGTAAGTTAGCCCAGGGATATTTCAATAAGCGTATGATGTAATTCAAAGCAGTCGTCTTGGACTTCTTCGAACCACGGGAGCCCTTTACAACTCGATAGAGATTTCTCGAACGCCAGAACTGACCATATCCACTGCCTACCATCTTTGGTAGATCTACGACAATATCGTTCTGTTTAATCTGGTATGTCTGACTCATTCGCAAACACCACCGTTCCAGAAACATCTGCATCTACTTTATCGGTCCACATCTTATATCGTTTACCTAGCAATTCAAGAGCTTTATTTCTATCGCTATTCTTCGTCGGGTACTCAACAAGTTGAGGAATTTCATTGTAGACTTTAACGGACTTACCACTCACAGGGTCCGGTTTCAATTCAGCGACCTTAGTCGTGACTACTGTTGTTTCCATGGCTTGACCAGAAGCAATCTCTGACAACATCAAAAGAATCTGTTTCTGCGTCAAAATTTTTTCATCCTGGAGCTCTTCCATTCGTTTTTCGATGTAATCAGAAATGTCAGCTTTTGTCAACAGACGCTGTCCTTGGCTTCTAGCAGTCTTTTTACTATATCCGGCCTTAATAGCAGCATCTGTTGCGTTTGCGCTGATGATGTACTCGTCAGCGAATCTTTGTTGTCTTAAAGTCAATTTAGTGATTTTCCATCACCTCCACTTCTTAAAAATCAAAAAGCCACTCAATGAGTGACTTAACGAGAGGCGACTACTTACCTCTTTTAGAATCAATAGTATATTGTTACCTTTTCTTTTTTATTTTGTTGTAGTCGTTAGGACGGCGCCCGGAATTGAACCGGGAAAACAAAAAGTTTGGAGAGCTTATCTGTGTGAGAACCAAAATAGTAGAGAATCCTATCGCCGTCATAAAGGGCGTTACGCCCTTCAGTAAAAAAATATATAGGAGCCTATCAGCCTCTTACTGACAATATCATAATATCACTTTAAAGTTTCACTTTAGTTCACTTTGTTCACGTTTTTTGATAAATTTCCAAAGGCAGACTTCCTAATTTTTTGAATAGCGCCTCGGCTATATCTCAGCTTAGCCTCGACCTCGTTCCAGGTCATCCCGTCGATGTAAAACAATCGCATTACGATGTTCTCCACCGGATCATCTAGCGATTCGATAGCTTGAATAAGCTCTTCACGTTCTTTATACAGATCTTGAATTTCGCGATAGAGCTGTTCCGATTTATCAATGATCAGCACATTTAATTCTTCGGACTGGTTTTTATTGTTTTTTGATTTCGGCATATTATCAAATTGCTGTCCTCGTAAAATACCAGACTTCAAGCTAATGATTTCCTGGTGTTTCGACTTCACTTTGATATCAATATATTGCAAGGCTTTTAATCGCTGCTTAATATTGATCGTCAATTATCTACCTCCAAAAGTTCAGGGTTTTCGTAGATTCTCGCTCTAACAGTAGACCAATCACAACCATAGTGTTGTGCAATCCAGTTTATTGACTTACCTTCTTTAACAAACACCTTTAATTCCTCTTTTGGTATGAGGACACGTTTTTTCATCTTCATACCTTTCCTGTTATGATTTGCCTTGCCAATTTTTTGTCTATGAGTTCCTGAAAGAACCTTCCCCTTATTATGTTCACTATTATGAGTTTTGTTTAATATTAGGGATAGATTTTCTTTTCTTGCATCTAGCTTGTTCTCATTCAAATGATGTACACTATATTCAAATGGAAGTTTTGTTCTCAACCAATACTGCATTAAAAGTCTATGTACATGTACTTTTTCATTATGAATTGAAACGGCAGGATAGTGACCATGCAAATATATCTTTTTCTTACTCAAAGAAGGTTTTTGCTGATACCACAAGATTGCCTTTTCTAATTCAGAATAATCAACAAGACATTCACACTCATTGCTAAAATTAATTTTCGCTTGTCTTTTTACTGTCAATTAAATCACCATCCTCCCCAATATTGCCGATAATTTCGTTCTCAGCAGTTTCTGACCACAAAAAACTTGCTAATTGCTGATTATCATTCACAATCGACCAAGCGCCCTCAAGCATGATTACAACACCTGTGATTGTTTCATTTTCTGTTGTTGGCTGGGTTCGTACTTGTCTAACTACATCCCCCTCAAAGATTTCTTGACCATTCTTATCATGAAATCCTGTTGATTGCATGATGCATTCATAATCATCAAAATGTAACCACTTTTTTCTTTCTTCAATCCAAATAGTAGGACAAGTATAGTTTTCATCATCTGTATCACAATTACCTACCATGACGTTATAATTCATTTCGTTTCTCGTCCTATCCCATGCTCTAAACTTTATCATCACTCCACCTCATCTTTTAATTTAACCGAAATTTATAAGTAAAAGTCTTGTTCGGGTATCTCTAGCACCATTGTATCATTTTTACCGTCAGACTCAACGATAATTTTTCCGATTGCTAAAACTAATTCTCTAATTGGGCTATTTAGCGTAAGGCTCATTCTTCCACCTCCTCAATCTCAATCCCCTCACAATCGAACACCCAGCCAAAGCCAGCTTCTTCTAGTTCTTTGCGGGTGAAACTATCAGTAGAACTAATAGCGCTGGTCTTGATGACAAAATATTCGCTTTTTGGGAAGATATTCTTTGCAAGATGCTGCCCAGTTTGGATGATTTTAACACGATACCGCTTTTCTTTCTCGACCTCGTAGCCGAAAAGTATAGCTTTTATCAATCTTTTTCTGTTTTTTACAAAAAAAACAACATCTTCCGTCAAGTCTTTCATCTCAACATTATTATTATCTGTAATTAGATGTCCCCATCCTGCTCTTGATACATAATATAAAGCCTTTGTAATATCTGAGTCTCTGTCAAAATCAAACGTTTCAAGGAATTTTGCTTCTTCCTCAGATACTTTGACTTTCTTTGGTTCGTCTAGTTGTTCGATTAATTTCAGCAACCCGTTTCTGCTGATTTTTATTGTATCTACAATAAGACCTTCATTGCAAGGCAAATCCTCGATATGTTTTATCAATTCCCGTTTATTCATTTTTCAGTTCCTCCAACTTTTTCTCCAATCTCTTCAGTTCTTTCTTCAGAAATTCACGATGCGCAGTTCTTCCTTGTGCAAATCGTCCGTTGCAATCTTTCGAGTATTTCTCGATTTCCTCTTTGGTTTTCTCAATCGAGTGTTCCAAAGCTTCAATTATTGTTTGTTTGCTATATTCCATAGTTTAACCTGCTTGTTTTTCTAGCCAGTTGAAGAGTAGATCGAATTGCTCCGTCACCAGCTCATCATCATTGTATTGTTTGCAAATTTCTCCGATAGACGACACAGCCCATTGCCAATAAGCATCTGTTCCGAATCCAACTTCTTGACTCTTCTGGTTGCTTCGTGCCATCCATTCTGGAATTTGTCTGCTAAAAAAATCAATGTAATCAATCTTCATTCCAATTCCTCAATTTTGATATAGATCCCGACTGTATCTGCCCAGAATTTTTCGGCAATCTCGCTGGCTACTTGGGCATCGTCTTTCCAGTAGCCAAGTTTCGTCATGCAGTCCTTGAGTAATTTCTGCAAATTATCCGTATCTGGCTTTGTGGTCTTGTACTGGCCATCGTAGCTTTTTTTGATACGAGGGAAGCACCACTTAACCGTTAGCCGAATCGCTCCTTTGATTTTATTCGGAGGGACATGCTGCGCGAGCAAGCTCTCAAATTTCGCCCTGGCATTTTTTAAGTCTGTTGGCTCATAAAAGATTGGCTTTCCAAATTGGATGTTTACCTTTTTTTGCTGGTGAGTCGTTGTCGGAATTTTTTGCATTGGTAAAAAGAATTCAATAGACATTTTTATAAATGCACTTCCTTTCTTTTTTTAATTTCGCTTTTAGTCCATGTCAGGGGACATGGTTACAGGGTTACAGGGGGCGTAGCTCAATCGCCCCTGTTCCTGTTCATGTACCCATGGACCTTCAAGGACATTTTTCTAAATCTCTCCCTCCATAGGAGGAGAGATTCTGTCCCTGGTTTTGTCCCTGAGTTTCTCGGGTTTGTCCCTAGGGCTCAAAAACCGCACGGTTGTAAGTTTTCTTAGGGACATTTCTCGGGTTTGTCCTTGTCCTTATTGACACTCTAGGGACACAGGGACATTCTCGGGTTTGTCCTTGAAATGTAGGGACATTCCCGAGGGACACTTTCGGGTTTGTCCATCGGGTTTGTCCTTGTCCCTCATTTTGTCCCTGGGTATTCTTTGGGTGAAATTTGATTATTTTTTACTTCAAAATCACCATTGTTTTTTACCCATCTTCTGACGGTTTTTTCACTAACTGGTTTATCTTCTGTCGAAAAATACTTAACCACTTCACTCAATTCAACGGGATTAATTCCATCAAATAATGCATCCATAGCAGTGATGAATTTTTCGTCAGCAGATTTCTTTTTCTTCTCATTTCCCTTTTTACTATCTAGGTTCTTTTTCCAATTTGGCGTAGTCTCATCCAATTGAATATCGGCCAGCACGCCCGTTTTATCAAGCGCGTGTACTGGATAACTGAACCACATGTTCACCGGCTTGAACTTGGCAAACTCGCGAAGTGTACCTTCTACACGCCACGCAGTCGCTATCTGAATTTGTTTGCGTACTTCTTCGAGCTTGTCCACGTATGGAGCTCGAACCATGACATCATCGATACCTTTTTCAAAGTGCGTTCTCATCTGCGCAGGACTCAATAGATCATCTAGTCCGACATTCTGTTGGTAATAAGCGTTATTTCGTTCTTGTAAAGCCTGTTTGTAAACCTCGCATGTCGCTTGGTTCAAACGCTGCGTCAATAATTCTTCTGACACTTCCAACTCTACTAAGTCGATAAGTGCGTCAGGATCTCGAGCGAATACACCCGAACCACTGGCGCGGTCCATTGATTTCTTACCACCTTGAGAACCTTTTGAATGATGGTGGCAGTAGATAACACTAGAGCCTAGCTCTGTCGCTACCTTATCAAATTGATTGGTAAAATGCGCCATCTGATCCGCGCTGTTCTCGTCACCAGTCAAGACCTTGTAAATAGGGTCAATGATAACTGCGATATAATTTTTCTTCAAAGCTCGACGAATGAGTTTGGGCGCTAGCTTGTCCATTGGTACAGTCTTCCCACGAAGATTCCAGATATCGATGTTGTTGATATTTTGCGGAGCCAATCCCATAGCTTGATAGACATCACGGAAACGATGCAGGGCAGACGGACGGTCTAGCTCCAGGTTGACGTATAACACACGTCCTTGGGTACAATCCCAACCCAGCCACTTCTTGCCCTCAGCAATCGCGATTGACATCTCAATCAAGGCAAATGACTTACCGGCTTTTGAAGGCCCGGCAATCAGCATCTTGTGTCCTTGACGAAGGACGCCTTTTATTAACTCAGGCGCCAATTCTGGCAAATTATCCCAGCTATCCGAAAGTGATTCTGGATCAGGCAAATCATCGTTCAAATCTTCGATGTATTGATACCACTCATCCCAATCAGCCTTACCAATGTTCGTATCTACTAAGAATTGCTTTTGGCCATTTCGGATGAAACCTGGCATACGTGATAGTCTGCTTGGATTTCGATTCTGTGTGTCAACAATGATTCCGTTCTTCTGACAAATCTTATAAAGATAATCAACCCGATTACGGTATTCTTCGTAGTTCTTAGCATCTACTTTGACGATGGCATGTAGTGACTTATTTCCACTATGCACCAAGGCGACAATAGGAAGTTCAAGCTCTTTGTAGATGGCGTTTTGCTTATCAATCGGCATACTGTCAGATTCAACCAGGGCGTATCTGAAATCTGTCACGTTTTCGTTCTTGGCACCTTTGCCATCCATAGGATTGAATCGAACCCATGCGCCAGCTTCTTCGTGGTAATCGCCCAGGACTGCACCGATATCGCCATTACATTTGCTAAGGGCTTCAATCAATTGCCCCGCAGTACGGTCATACGCCCCTTTAGTCGGAAGCCATTTGACAATCTCGCCAGTTTCGTCGTCAGTCTTTGGATAACACTCAGTAACATAGCCAACATTTTCGCTAGCTTCAAAGAGCGTTTCAAGGTATTTGATAATTTCCTGAACCGGATTCCAAATAGTCGGCTCGTGGATTTCCTTTCCTTCAATCCAGTCCTTGTCGATGACACGATAGTCACGGTCGATTGTATCTGTCCAACCTAATTCATGAGCATTTTCGCTGTCATAACCGGATTGAGATACCCAACCATTTTCTTTTGCCAGTTGGGTAATCGTTGCGCCGGTCACGATAGTTCCTGCTTCCTCGTTGAATGTGTCCCATTTCTTGAAGCATTCAAATTTCTTATACCGGCTATCATTTTGCGACCAGTTGTCCCAATCGGATGCCGTGTATCCTTCGTGTTTAAGGGCCATGCCCACATTTACCCATGTCTGGTAGTCTACCGTGGCAGGATTGATGTAATCCAGCAACGGCAATAAGTTAAAATCATTCTCTGCCACTGTTTTCTCCTTCTTTAATTTGGCACATATTCAGACGGTCGCACGCCTGTAGGCAATCTCCATCCATTAGCAGCGATACGATCAATCATGTTTCTAGCGTGGTCAAATTGCCACATGCCCACATCTTTGAAACCACGACCTTCCAGGAAGCGAATCTGTTTTGGTGTGGTCAATCCTTCTGATTGTCGCTTGTGCAATCTGTCTAACAAGAGATTGGCTTTGCCTGCATTTCCTACTTCGTCAGTAAAGATGCCGTATTTTTCAAGTGCTTTGATTTGTTTGTCGCTAGGAGGTGACATCTCCCATCCAAAGTTTGGCACGTAGTTCGACAAGTCTTCGGCATGGATAGACATTTCAAATTGCAATGGATCTACTAATTTTCGCTTACGTTTACGCATTTCTTCCAATTGTTTAGCTAAGGCTTCCTCACGTTGAGCGACTACGTCTTCCGCTGCCTTAACTTCCATATCTTCAAGATCAAGCATGACGCCTGTTTGCTCTTCCATGTTCTCAACCATTTTCTGAGCGACTTCTGGTGTCTCACAAATCAAGTGAGCTGGCCGGCATAGTTCGTGGCGTTCAGTGTGCCAGAGGAAGTCAAGCAAAAGCAGTTCTTCTTTCCCTGGATGCAATCGAGTACCACGCCCAACCATCTGGCTATACAAGGCACGTACCTTAGTAGGTCTTAACACGACCACGCAATCTACTGACGGACAGTCCCAACCTTCTGTCAATAACATCGAATTGCAAAGCACGTTGTAGCGGTCTTTCTCAAAATCTTCCAGAATCTCTGCACGATCCTTGGACTCTCCGTTGACTTCAGCAGCACGAAAACCTTTTGCATTTAGGATGTCGCGAAACTTCTGCGAGGTCTTTACCAAAGGTAAGAACACGACTGTCTTTCGGTCTGCACATTGTTTGACCATTTCGTCTGCTATCTGTTCCAGATATGGGTCCAGTGCCGTCCCAACATCACTAGCCTTGAAATCACCCGCTGACATGCTGACATTTGATAAATCCAAGCTAAGCGGAATTGTCAAAGCTTTGATTTTTGATAGGTACCCCTCTTGAATAGCCTGGACCAGTGAATACTCATAAGCTAAGCTATCGAAGTAAGAGCCAAGATTCTTCATATCTCCACGGTCAGGCGTTGCAGTCACTCCCAAGACGTTCGACTGTCCAAAATAACCAAGTACACGTTGATAACCATCTGAAATAGCGTGGTGTGCTTCGTCGACTACAATCGTATCGAACCAATCAGGAGGAAATTGACTAAGTCGCTTCTCTCTCTGCATAGTCTGGACTGATCCAACGATAACTCGATACCATGAACCGATAGAGGTATTCTCAGCTTTTTCTAAGGCTGTGCCAAGACCTGTCGCAGTCTTGAGCTTGTCGCTAGCCTGCTCCAAAAGTTCCGACCTATGAGCAAGGACAAGCACACGCTTGCCCTCTTTCACTTGGTCTTCAATGATTTTGGAGAAGACGATTGTCTTCCCACAACCAGTAGGTAATACTAAGAGCGTGCGCTTGCTACCTTTAGCCCATTCAGCTTGAACAGCTTCCCGTGCTTCCTGTTGATAAGGTCTTAATTGCATCCCTTACCTCCTAAAATTGACCAGCTTGATATCCAGCTTGTCCCTGTGGTTCCCCAAAATTCTGCTGCGGTTGTTGGTAGCTTGCTTGTGTAGTTTGTCCTGGCTGTTGATTTAGCACTTTTGTATAGTCCACATCTTCAGCATAGATCATACCCTTGACTTCGTTGTACTTGTTGCCGTTGTACTCACGAACTCCTACTTTACATACGCCGGTTCTTCCTACAATTGCATTCCAATCCATACGCAATGGTTCACCTTTACGTTTTTGGCCAATAGCACCAAAGAACGCTGACAACATACCTTCTGTTGAGCTATGCAAGAATAAGTTATGCTTGAGTTCTGTTTCGCCTTCATTTGCTACGATTTGGATGTGGACGGTTGCTTTATTACATGCTGGCAATTTACCAGGGTTCTGTGGATTTGGTGTGTGACGTCCACGCTCGTAGCTCTTAACTGTGAAAGTGTATAAACCTTCAGGCAGCAAGGTGAATTCTGCATCTTTTTGGATAGTGTCATTCCAGTCGTATTCGCGTTCAAAGTTGTTAAATTGTTGTGTCATGTTGTTTTTCTCCTTTAAGCTAAAATAGTAATTTTTTTGTTGCTAGCAAGTTCATTTTTTAAATAATTTGCGATGCTTTCGACGGCTTCTAATTTCCATTTACCACCGTCTGCTTCGAATAGGGCCAGATTTGCCAATTTGTTGATGCGGAAGACGAATTGACTAGCAGGCTGCTCTACTTCATTGAAAGTACGATATGGTCGCAAGGTTACTGGATTTGGAGTTTTAGCTTGTGCTAGGCTTGCTACACCATCGCGAACCGTAGCCATTTGACTGATGCCATTGTCCTGCACTTCTGCGCCTTTTTCGATTTTCAAATGGCTAGCAAAATCCAAAACCAAATTACGGTCTGCATCATCGATAAACATAGATTGCAGCATAATATTGAATTCTTCCTGATCACGCCAATTGCTGAACGGAATAGCTGGGACAGATGCTCTTACAGACACAAGCTGAGGACGTTTGCCATTTTCAAAATCAACTTGATCATATACAGATACTTTTTGACAACTGTCCACGACAACTACAAGCTTACGACCACCGATGAAGTCGTTATCTGATTTAAGATAATCAACAAGACTCTTGAGTGTCTGAAGCTCAAGAATAGGTGCGTACTTACGAGGATTAAGTTCCTGTAAGTCATATTCATCGCTGTCAAAATATTCCTTACCAGTTTCCGAACGAATGATTTTGTTTTCTTTACCCGCTAGTTCGACTGCGTAAGTTAATGCTTCTTTGAGATTTTCTGTCATGATTAGTTACCTGCTTTCTTTTGATTGTAATCAATGATATTTGTACTTTGTTTTTCCACCTTTTCGATGAGTTCGCCAGTGTCAGTTCTCATGTCTCCGTTATCGTCAAAGTAAGTTTGGCCCGGAATGCCACTTTTGAGCTCATTAGCATGAATTTTACCAGTGTCGTCGCGACCGACAATGACGGTTGTTGCAACGCCTTTTTGCGGTGCTAGAGTAGATTTGACTTCCATACCTGTCTTAACGACAGTACGCTCATCGTCTGTTGACATTGTTAGTATGATAGTGACCTTGCGGGTCGCTTTAGCTTCTGTATTGAGGTCCAGAATGTTCTCAAGGACTTTTTCAAGTTCTTTGTCAACCTTTTCTTGTAAGGCTGTATTTGCGATTTTCGACAAATCGATTTTAATAGTTTTATCTTTCATAGATACTCCTTGTTATATTTTGCTATAATTTCTAATTCCCAAAACTTACACGGTAAAGGGCAATTCTGGATCTGCTCGAACTTGGTTTTGAATAACTTCCATAGTAGCCTGCCAGTGAGATACAATCATATCCCAATAATCAGGCGGGAAGTTTTCAATCGGTGTTCCTAGTGGGAAGTGCCCACGGATGTATGCGACTTTTTGAAGTTCTTCTTCTGTCACATTGCCTTGTTCCATGAGGTCAGTCAAGCTCTTTGGTAAGCTTGCATGATATTGCGCATGCACTACTTGTTGTTCGACAGGGGCTTCATTCTGAGGCGTTTCGGCAACCGTAGACATATCGAGAGGTAACTCCTCTTGGATTGGCTCTGGGGCTTGTGGTGTAGTTTGCTGAGGTTCTGGAGCAACTGTCTGAAGTTGCTCAACCTGTGGTTGTGGTGCCTGTTGTTGACCAACAAAGATATGAGCGATTCCAGCATAGTTGAACGGCATTTCATCTGGCAAACCGTGACGATTTTTGGCATCCCAAGCCGGTCGATGATTGGTATACATTACACGTTCACCGCCCTGGGCTTTCTTTTTACCGTTGTCAGTCGTCATGACTAAAGTTTTGTAGTTTGCAAACAGAACCATGTCTGCCCATTCTTTGACAAGCGGTGCCGTTTTAGAACCTGTCTTTTGGCCAAGTTTCAATTCGTAACGGTCATAGGACCCCATCTCGTCCGGTTGTTCAAACTTTTTGATTTGAGCGTGTGCAGTCAATACTACATTGATACCCATATCAACTAGATCAGATAAGGCATTTAAGAAACGCCCCATTTCTTCCTGGACATAAGTATAGCCCTTGCCCCATCCGAAATCTTCAATCCCTTGTTTTCCGTGTTGCGAGCATACGTGAGCTACTGCCAATTGCTCTGCCCAGTCAACCGTATCAACGACGAGTGTTTTGCATTCTGTTGGGTTTGCCTTGATAAAAGCAATCTCATTGACTAACATGGTCCAGCTTGTCGGCTTGTCAAGTCGTGCCACATCCATGTTATCTGTTGAACCTTCCGTGTCGATAAAGACTGGGTCTGGGAATTGACTAGCAAAGCTAGATTTTCCAATCCCTTCCGGTCCGTAGATAACTACCTTTTGAGCTCGCGCCCGTTTTCCTCTTGTGATTTGCATTATTCGTCCTCTCTTTCAATTAAATCAATCGCTTCGTTAATCATTTCCTGGATATCCCAAGTGACTAATCGACCTTTGTATTCAATAACAGTCGTCACGCCAGAAAATGAAATGTTGATTTTTTCACCATTTTTGGGATGTACTGCGTCAGCCTGATGAAACCTCATAATCATTGAGTTCTTTTTATGTAATTGTGCAGTAGCCATATTATTTTCCTTTCTAAAATCCACCTTGCCATGTTGGTGCGACTGTTTCAGCGTGTCCTTGCTGATGTCCTTGCTGAGCGGAACTTTCAAACTTCACAGGTTTAACGCTATACCCGTCTTCAATCAGGATACTGCATTCGTCTCCTGTTGATACTCTAGTAGCAATTGCTTGCAAGCCTTCTTGCTCAAGCCATGCTCCAAACTCTTGCAAAGTTAGCTGATCCATTTGTTCCAACTTATCAATCAGTACGAATCCACATTCTGGTTTCAATTTACGCACAATTGCAGTTGCTACTTGTAATTGCTGACTACCCGACATGTTGTCCCATCGTTGGCCAAGATAGAGCAATTCGCCATCATCCACGGACAAACCAGGCAACGGTAAGTCTGCGTTTGTGAGTAAGTCCGTCTTTTGTTTGCGGATGTCTGCAATCACATTATCAAGTTCCTTGTATTGCTCGCGATAGCCTTTGGCATCTTCTTCGGCTTTGTCCTTGTCCAGATTAGCACGTACTTTACGATTGATTTCATCAATCTCTGCGATGCTCTTTTCGATTTCTTCAGTAGATTCATCGATAAGGTCCATGGCATCTGTATTCGCGATAGCCAAGTCTTGAGCTAACTGACTTTCTTTTTCTTTGGCATCGGCCAGCAGTTGTTCTAGTCTTTCTACTTCTGCAGCTGCTGAATTGTGTTGATTTTGGATAGATACCAAATTCTGGCGCTTACGAGCATTTTCCCCATTTTTTGCAAGGATAGCTTGTTGTTGTTGAATGAGTTCGGCAATAGAAACCAACTCTTTCGGTGCATCTGGATAATAAGGTTGCTCTTTGGCAAACTTCTCCTTTTGGTCAGCAATCACACCAATTGCATGGCGTTCGTCATACTTGGCCTTTTCCTGCATTTCCAATTCAACCAACTGCGGACCAACTCCGATGATTTGTAGTAAAGTTTTTGCTTTTTCTTTGTTGGTCTGCTCCATGAATTTTGGTAAATTGATAGCCAACTCTTCTACGAAGCTATCCAGCAAGTTTTGACCGGCCTTGTTGCCACTTGGGTCGATGACCTTGAGGGTGCTATTCTTACCGCTGCGCTCCACAATCAAGCCATTTGATAGCGTGATTTTTAAGCTAGGTGGGATTGTACTTCCTTCCCGTTGTGCTTGGCTAGGTTTAAACTTATTGCCACCTAACGCCCAAGCAATCGCGTCTAGTACGCTTGTTTTCCCTTGGTTGTTATTTCCACCGACAATTGTCAAACCAGTCGCTGACGGTTCTAATTTAACCGCTTTAACGCGCTTGACGTTTTCGATTTCCAGTTTGTTGATTGTTACCATTTTTTACTCCTGTTGTTTTATTTTTCTAGTTAATTTTGTGATACCTGCTCCTAGCTTGGTCAATTCTGGATCCGTGCTAAAATAATCGTTGTGATTCATTCGAATGAGTTCCTCTCGCGATAGAAGAATGAGGTTAGAGATATCATAGTTGGTTTTATCTCCGTCCAGAAAACAAACCGAATGACCTTCTGGGATTGGCCCAAAATTATCTTCCCAAACTTTACGATGTTTCAATACCCATTTATTAGGCTCCCCGATTTTTTCTTTTGGGTAGCCATCTGTTGTATAGTTGATTGTTCCGACGGGGACATAATTCGGCGGCTTGCTACCTTTTTGAAATTGCCCACTGTTCCTTGGCATATTAGGGTATTTCTTGCCCTTATTATGAGGAGTTCGACCTTTCTCAAATCTTCCCGTCAACCCGCTATAAAGATTATTATTTCTTCTATAGTTTCTTATCTGGCTACTAGTTAGCGACAATCCAAATTTTTCGTTCATTTCATCAGCCATTGCCTGGGCCGACTTGCCTTGTTGATTGTTCGTAAAATAATCATGCTGCTTCTTATTCAGTAATTTATTTCGAAATGCCGTATTTCCAACGAACAATCCTAGACGTCCACGAACACCGCCTATTTGAGCTTTTGTGTAGTTCGTTCCAAATTTCTCATTTAGCAGCCTAGTTACTTCTGGAGTTAATCGACCAGGGCAAATTTCATGCATGTACTCCGTGTACTCATCCTTCCAGCAAAGCGATCGGGGCATTGACCTCACCTACCTTATCCTTGAACTTCTCAGCATCCAGGGCAAGTTGTCCCGCTTGCAAGATTTGGCTAGAGATAGCAACCATCTGTTTAGAACGGTTGAGTTCCATCTTGAGTTCTTCAGCACTAAGATCCCTGTCATCCAGTGTTTCTAATTGAGCAAAGAGCGTATTTGTTAAATCTGTTAATTTATTTCGTACCATTTTACGCTCCTTGCTTTTGTTTCTTCGATAAACCAACAGGCGGTTGGGTGTCGTATGTGAATTGACGGTCACAGTTGCGAATGTTCATGCGTGCGATGTTGTTAAATTGATTTCTACCTTGCTGGTAGACCTCAACAATCATCTTGTCATGTTCTTCTTGCACTTTCTTTTTTGCCTTTGCTTTTTGTTCACCGTATGCAATGAGTGACAATGCAATGAACAAGATAATCATAGTTGTTGCAATTCCTAAAAACTGGCTTGCCAAAGTTGGTTCTGTCATGTTAATTTTCCTTTTCTAATTGTGAAATCATATTTAAAAGTTTTTCTAATTCTTCTTTACCGCTGATATAACCGACTACATCATCTGTAATTTTTGTATCGTAAGTAAGATTCCATTCTTCAGTTTCGTTGTCATGTTTTAACACGGCTAACTCTAAACCGTACGAATAAGGATTATGAATAACACTTGCGCCGTAACTGTTTTTGAAATGGTATTCATGCCTTGGATACTTGCCAAAAGATGATTCGGTTTCTTCAAAACTTTCGCATTCAATATCAATTTTTGGTATAAAGTATTTCATGTTATACCTCTAAAAGTTTTTCCAAGTCAGCGATGCGCTGATAAAGTATTTGGTTTTCTTCCTGTGCTGCAATCAATTCTTGGTTTAAGTCCAACGCAACTAATCGCCAGTCCGTGTTGACTTCAATTTTTGTTGTGTTGAAAAACCATTTTGTGATTTTGTCTAGTAATTTCATGTAATTTCTCCTATATTGCAGTTTTCTGCCAGTTTTCGTGATACCATTCAATAACCGCATCTCTTGGATATTTTTCACGCTTACCCTCAATTCTTGGGAAATCTGCGTGTCGATTAAAGCGTTCGTCGAACGTTGACGTATCTTTCGTGCCCAGTAACATCTCAGAGCACTGAGACTTGTTCAGTTCCATTGGATAGCGCCTTTTCTCATCGGTCACAATCGTCATGACTTTGAGTGTTCTATCCATCAATCCAGCTTCAAACTGGTCTAACATTTGAATCATTAGATCATTCATGATATAATCCTCTTGTAAATAATTTTGTCGAGTGCCTGATTGCCGTCAGGTACTTTTTTATTTAGAAATCTTACTTTCCATTGCCCTGAGTTCTATCTCATGGCTAACTTGTTTTAATAGCTTCTCACATGCTATTTTAGCTTCTCTGTATGTTGTACTCTTGTTTACAAAGTAATCAGCGAGTTCAATGATTTTATCTTCCATTCAACCTCCTATATCAGTCTTGAGACTGATGTGATTCCTCCTTAATTTGATATAATAACTTTTGACTAGGACCTCTCACTGTTTTAGTCAAAAGTTCAATAGAAAGGAGTGACTCTAATGGAAATGACTATCAATACTGGAATCCCTGAAGATCAGGTAACAAAGGTTGTTCATGAAAAAGGACCCGGACATGTGTATGTTGAATTACTCTACCCAAACGGTCTAATAGTTAACTGCGAAATGTTCCCAGATGGGACAATTGACATAGATAGTAACAAACCGCTTCGTCTTGAGCCAGACGGAACTTATACACCAGTAATGGACTGACCTTGTATGATAATCTTGTCTTCTTTGAAAGTAAGACTTGACTTATCCAATTTGATATCAATTGCCTTGAAGCGACTGCATTTTATTGCTGAGTTATCAAGGTTTTTTATTTTTCCTCTATACGGATATCGGTTTGGTCTCATTTTCTACCCCCTTTTCAAAAGTTATTTCAGACCAACTTAACAAGTAAAGTGATTTTTAATTCAGAAAATCTTGTCGTTGATTCTAGACTTTTCAATTCATAATTTTTGACCCCTGTTAATTCCTTGGAATCCAAAATCAATTTATTGTCACGTAAGGACAAGCTGCTTAATCGTGGACTTCCTGTACTTCTTTTAGTAACATACGGCCAATGTTTTGGTCTTGACATATATCTTTCCCCTTTCTGTTTCTTCTCTCCTTTCTGCTATAATAAAGCTAGAAAGGAGGTGAAGTTATGACTGAAATTCACGCATGTCTTTGCGGGAATTGGGTGAACCTATCAGCCGACGATAAATGTGTGATGGGACCTAATATGGCTAGTCCTTATATTTGGTGGGAAGAGAATGCAGAGCTCTACTCACCAATTTCTAAACCTGAAGCAAATACTATGTATCATCAGGATTACATTTACATTCATTACCACGGTGCCGACTATCGTATTCACCCAATGTTCATTCAAATCGTTTCTAGATAATTTTTTTTCAATCTACTAGAAATAATTTCTATATCAGAGTCGTCCAGCATTAGCTGGTCGGCTTTTTGGTTTAGCCGAGCTTCTACAGCTTGGTTGATTTCGTGCCATTCCCGTTTTGTGAATTGGCTTCTGAATTCCAGGAATTCCTTTATTGTTTCTTTCATCCGTCCTCCTTTCTAAGTTGTCGTTTTCGCAACTTTAAGAGTAAAAAAATACTACTAGAAATCTTCCATCTTGACACCTAGTAGCTCTGCCAGCTTGCTTGCCTCTGAGAATGTAAAATCTCTGCCACGGTATCTATTGAGTTTCATACTCAATGTTGATTTATCCATATCCAATTTCTTAGCAATATCATTCTGTTTCAAACCTTTAGAAACGATGATACCTTTTAAATTGTGGTATGGTTTATCCAGTACTAGTGAACCTTCCATAGACCTCTCCTTTCTAAGTTGTCGTTTTCGCAACTTTATTTTATGAGTTAAGTATACACTTTTATTTTTTCGTTGTCAACAACTTTTTTTAATTTTTTTAAAAAAATTTGCGTTAACGAAACTTTTATGGTATTCTATCTATAGAAAAGGAGCAACAACATCATGATAGGAAACAGAATAAAAGAGCTTAGAAAAAGCCATAATCTAACTCTTGAAGAGTTAGCGGATATATTGAACAAGAAATACCCTGACACTATCAATTTCAATAAAGGTAAAATTTCAAAATGGGAAAATAATAGAGAGGAACCTAGACTATCATCTGTCAAAATCCTTGCAGATTATTTCGATGTCCCGCTAGATTATTTTAACGGCATTGATATTGATCAGACTGAAATTCTAACCATCTTCAACCAATTAGACGAAGATCGTCAAGAAAAAGTAATCGACTATGCGACAGTTTTATTAAACGAGCAAGTCAGCATGAAAACAACCACTGTCCTAGAAAAGTATAAAAACGATGACTACATTATAGACTATGTCGAGGGATTGGTTGCAGCAGGTCACGGAACATTTCAGGAAGATAATCTTCACATGGAAGTCAAACTCAGAGCTGAAGATGTGCCAGATAGCTATGACACAATCGCTAAAGTGGCAGGCGATAGTATGGAACCACTCATTGAAGATAATGATCTATTGTTCATCAAAGTTACCAGTCAGGTAGATATCAACTCAATCGGTATCTTCCAAATTAATGGCAAGAACTTCGTTAAGAAACTTAAAAGAGATTATGACGGTTCCTGGTATCTTCAAAGTCTAAATAGTGGTTACGAGGAAATTCACTTGTCAGAGAATGACGACATCCGCACAATCGGAGAGGTCGTTGACATTTACAAAGTCTAGACAAAACAAAAAAAGCCCTACGCTCTGAAAGTTTGGCGACTCTGAGCGTGAGGCAGCAGTATAGTAAAAGGCATTAAATGGCCCGTTTTACTATACCCATTTTATCAAGAAATGAGGTGAAAAGCAAATGGCATACTTTAGAAAAAGAGATAACGGTTGGGAATACCGAATATCTTACAAGGATACAGACGGCAAATACAAACAAAAATCAAAAAGTGGATTCAAGACCAAGAAACTAGCTCAAGTTGCAGCAAGGGAGATAGAGGATAACCTATCCGAGAATATCTTGACAGACAAAGATGTCACGCTTTACGATTTTGTAAAAACGTGGTCAGACGTTTACAAGCGACCACACGTCAAGGATAAGACCTGGGATACATACACCAAAAATCTGAAGCATATCAAAACCTATTTTGGAGATTTGAAAGTAAAGGATATAACACCCCTCTATTACCAAAAACGGCTCAATGAGTTTGGCGAGAGATACGCTCAAGAAACCCTTGAGAAATTCCACTATCAAATCAAGGGCGCTCTAAAAGTGGCAGTCCGTGAGCAAGTAATTAGTTACAACTTTGCTGAAGATGCCAAAGTAAAATCTCAGATAGAAACCAGGTCAGAGGATAACGACTTCTTGGAAGAGAACGAATATAAGGCTCTAATTTCGTCCACACGCTCGAATATCCAGTACGTGTCCTATTTCACTCTCTATCTCCTTTCGGTGACTGGTATGCGCTTTTCTGAGGCTCTGGGGCTTACATGGGACGACATTGACTTTAAAAATGGAATCATAGATATAAACAAGTCTTTTGATTATTCCAAAACGCAAGATTTCGGAGATTTAAAAAATGAGAGTTCAAAAAGAAAAATCCCAATCGACAGGATCACGATCGAAACTTTAAAAACGTATAGAAAGAGCTACTGGCAAGCAAACATTAAAAACAGGGTGTGTTTCGGAGTTTCAAACTCAGCTTGTAACAAGTTGATAAAAAGACTTGTAGGCAGGCCTGTCAGAAACCACAGTCTAAGACACACTTATGCTTCTTACCTAATATTTAAAGGGATTGACATTGTGACCATATCAAAGCTACTAGGACATGAGAGTCCAGATATCACCCTAAAGGTCTACTCGCACCAGATGGAAGCCTTAGCAGATAAAAACTTTGAGCAGATAAAAGAAATTTTCCTAACTGCTTAAATTTGGGGCGGATTTGGGGCAAAATCCCCACAACCCCCAAAAAAAAAATAGTTTTAACCCCGTCTCCCGCCTCTATATAAACGAAGACTCCTAACGGAGTCTTTTCTTTTTTACACTTAAAAAGCTTTATCAGTTTTCTCTGATAAAGCTTTTGTTTTATTCAGTTTCTTCTTCTGATTCAAGTTCTTGGATTTGAACCTTAAGCTTGGTGACACGACCATTTTTTACCTTGTCATTTGTCAAGGTGATATGCTTATTTCCACTATCTAACTCATAGCTGAGTTTCTCAGATGTTGGAATAGTTCCCACACCTGTCAAATAATAACCAGCAATAGTATCTACATTGTCACTTTCAAGCTCGACATCAAAATAATCATTGAAATCGTTCAAATTCATTGTCCCTTGGACAATATGAGTGTCCTCGCCGATAGTATGAACATAGACTTCAGCACGGTCAGTTTCATCATCAATCTCACCAACAATCTCTTCAAGGAGATCCTCAAGTGTTACCAATCCAGCCATTCCTCCGTATTCATCAAGAAGAATAGCCATCTGTCTTTGTGAATTTCTCAGTTCTTTTAACAAATCGTCCACAAAAATGGTTTCAGGTACAAATAGAGGTTCCTGTAATATCTTTCTCAATACAATATTATCAAAACCATCGGTAAACCCTGCTTTTAGCAGATTCTTTGTATGAATCAAACCAATGACATTGTCCTTATCGCCGTCATAAACAGGAATTCGAGAAAAGTTTTGTTTTAAGATACTTTCGATAATGGTCTGAGTGTCATCTTGGATATCTACCATAAAGGCATCTGTTCGAGGAACCATGACTTCACGCGCCATAAGCTCATCCAGTGAGAAAATCCCCTGCAACATCTCGATTTCATCAGCATCCAAAGTTTCTTCGCTTTTAGTCAGCATGTACTCAATCTCATCACGAGTCATTTTTTCGTCTGCATCGTCAAATGTCATCGGCGTCAAACGGCTCAAAAGATTAGTTGATGCAGATAGCAACCAAACAAAGGGACTCACAATCTTACCGATAGCAATAATAAATGGTACAGTTCGGATTGCCAAGGCATCCTTAAGATTTAGAGCAATGCGTTTAGGATAAAGTTCGCCAAAAACGATAGAGATATAGGTCAAGAAAGCAAGTGACAGGAAGCTTGCGATTGCGTGCGCAGTTTCGCTATTTCCCATCCATGAGGCTATCAATTGTCCTAGAGAGTCTGCTAGTTTAGCCCCTGACAAGATTG